AACAGTCCAGTTAAACCATTGGTATATGCCTGTTGTGCTGCTACAAACAGCCCCGGAGCCTGTATCCATGCTGCTCCTGCTCCCATGCTGCCCTGCAGCCAGCCTATCTTGCGATTGGCCACAAGGAAGGATTCCTTGTCTTTGTTGTATCCCCTGCTGTACCAGCTGGTCACAGCAAATATGAACAGAGCATAGGCCGCAATGACAGTGAAACCTGTCATTGGACTGAACATTGGGAACATGTGCGCGATATCCATTCTTTTCTCCAGATTATTTGATCATCACCGAGATGATATATGCTATATATGTAAAAATATCGGCTCTAGTGGAAGAAATCAATATGAACAGAAGAATAAACGAGCATCTGGTGAAAAATCTCAAGGCCACGTTCAATTTAGAGCGCTGGCGCGAGATAAACGAGCAAATCAGCAGAGAAACGCTGCTGGAGAGACTGCCATGGACCAGCAAGCGCAGAGAGAAGTTCACTCAGATGCTAGCCAGCACCTTTGGTGTCGCTGCTGAGCTGCGCGGCACGGTGGCAGAACTGACCAACAGCCTGGATCAAGCCTACTGTGAGCATTTCTGGCAGAAAGTTTGGCAGCCGCGTACCGAGAATTACACCTATACTGGTTGGCAGGCAGTTGATGAGATACTGAGCAGGAATCCAAGGTCAGTGTTGGACGTTGGCTGCGGTTATAACCAGTTCAAGACCAAGATACCAAACCTAGTCGGCATAGACAAGTACAACCCTGCTGCTGACTACATGGTCGACATCTTGGACTTTGATGTCGACCCTGAAAGCTATGATGCTGTCATGGTATTTGGTAGCATAAACTTTGGCGACTATGAGGATGTGGCCTGTAGGTTTGCCAAGGTCTTTGAGCTCACTGCGCCTGGTGGCAGGATATATGTACGAGCCAATCCCGGCTACAGCCACCCCACTGGCCCATGGATAGACATATTTGCCTGGGACTTTGCCACAGCTCATCGCGTGGCCAAGGACAACAATGCCACTATGTTGACGTTCAAGCATGACCAAGATCAGCCACAGGATAGCAGCGTTGATCCGGGTCACGGCCAAGGTAATCGTCTTTATTTTGTCTATGAGAAGTGAGTGATGGGTTTATTCTGTTTCCAAGGAAACCCATCGAAAACTCATTGAGGTTACGCCGCTAGGCGAATCTCAGATGCAACGAAGTTGTCGTTTGCAGTTAGAAAATTGGACAATCCGGTTACCCGGAGGCGTGCCTAACCTGCTGACTCCTGCTACCCTTTACACGTCTGTCGATCCTATTTCGCCCCCATCAAAGATACACACCTAAAGCTAGAATGCCTCATAGGGTCACGAAGCAACTAGGGACTTCAACCCTCGCATGTATCTATGGTGGAGGCGCCGGGTACCGCCCCCGGGTCCAGACCGCTTATTACGATGCTATCAACATCAACTAGGTATTTATAGCAGGTTTTTTGTACAAGTCAACCCTGGCCCACTCGCAGCTGCACTTAACATCGCAGAATCCCAGATTGCGCTGGGCGTTGTGGTACAGTGGTGCCCAATAGCTCCACTGCCGGTCACCACCCTGGAACTGGTGCAGTATGGCTTCGGTTGGCTTACCGCAATGGCTGCAGGGCTGTCCCTGGATCCAGGTCATAGTTGGAGTTGGCTGCATCTATCAAGCAAACTTGCTGGGAATGCCACCTGCGGGTATGCTCAAGCTGCTGGTCATGCTGAGATAGCTCTTCTTAACGCTGTCTTCTGTCAGAGTGATGAACAGCACATGGCTCAGGCTGACTTTGAGCTTGGCATCCACGGTTACCGTGAGAGCGAAGCCAGGCATCAGCTGCATACCCATGCGGCCCGTGTTAGGGTCTACGCTGATCTGCACGCTAAGCGGCTTGTTCATGGTTATAGTGTTCTCGTCAGCTGCTGTGATCTTGGTGATTATCTCTTCTCCGCTGGTCATCTTGACCGTGCAGATGTCGTCTACCTTCCAGGATTTCTCTATGAGCATGTTGGTTCTCCTATGCGTGCTTGATTTTACGGTGCAGCCAGCTGTCGCGCAATATTAGCGCGTCTTGACATGGCCGCCACCTGTCAGCGAGCCAACTATAGGCTTGTCAGCTTCTGGAGGTATGTCCCAGGCACGGCCCACGAACTTTCTGTATCGATAGTTGTTTAAGAAGTTAGTCTCTGTGAGGTCATGCCCTTGGTTGCCACCTAGCAGACGCACTCTTCCGGAACTTGGATCAACACCTCGCACAAATGCCACGTGATGGTTTCTGCCGTTCTCGCTGACGAAGATATCATTTCTACGCCACTGCGTTGGATCATTTATAGATATGGCTTTGGCTCCGCATTTACGTACCCAGTCAGTGGCATAGCTGTCAGCTGTTGCCGTTTTTAGAGCTGGTATACCCAGCGATTGTAGCACAGTACCAACAAAAGCAGCACACCATGGACACTTATCACCTGGTTCGATTCTCTTGGCATTGGCTATACCAATGGTGTGAGCATAGCAGTTGAGTATGTTGGGATTGCCGGGTTCAGTCCGCGTCGCTTTCCATTTGCCAGCTTCTCCTTCTGCTTTCAACTGATTGAGATAGCTTTCCAACGAGCCCCACAGACCAGCAGCACCACTAGGCGGAGGTGTCACTCCAGATGATATTGGTTCCGGATCACCTGCATGGTCATTTGGATCGCTTGTGCGAGGTCCAGGAGGAGGAGCTTCTGCTTGTTTTGTTATCGTACCATCATCATTTTCAAGTTCATCTGGATTTGCGTCTGCATATGCCTGGGCAGCCTTATAGTTTTTGATCTGTTCTGGATTTGGGGCATAATCAGCAACTGGTGGTGGCACTGGTATGTTCAGTGCGGTGAGAAAGCTATTACCAAGCTGGGGCGGTAACCATAGTGCTGCCTGTACATTGTTGATGAACACGTTTGGGCTATAGTAAACGTCTTCAACACCTGCATCTATGAGGTCCAGTGCCTGTGGAAATCCGCGAGGTAGGTAAGGCATGTTGGTCTCACTTGCTCCCTAGATGCTTGACCAGATCATCATGGCCACCGATGTGCGTTCCGTCTAGCCATATCTGTGGCACGGTCTTAGCATCTGGACAGACTGCCAGAAGTTCTGTGCGATCGCTCAGTGATTGGTTTGATTTCAGCTTGCGGTCATCACCATTAGTTACGCCGATGATCTTCTCGTCATAGGTGATGCTGTGTTTGTCAAACAATGCTTTAGCTCTAGTGCAGTATGGGCAGTGATCTTTGGTGTAAATGATGGCATGCATCGGCGTATCCTCTGGAATATTTATTGGTGTATAACGTGGCTCAATGAACCATCAGCGTTGGTATGTATCCACACAGTACCATCGGGTATAGGCCAACCAGCATATTCATAATGCCAAGCCCAGCGTGTGACATAAACTACAGTAGGTTCATCACTGCGCACTATACCAAGTCCAAGATCCATCACTGCCTTAGCGAAATATCTATCGCTCCACAGTTGTTGTCCTGGTTCGACTATCCAGCCTGTCATGGCCGGCAGGGCCTTGCGGGTGAGGAACCAGCTGTTGGTATCCACCATGTTCTCACCGTTGCTTTCCACACGATCAACGTACATTTCACGATCGTCTTGGCTGTGTATGACCCTGGTGGCTATCACACCATCAGCACCGCTCTCAGACAAGATGTCTACCATGAGCTCAACGTGATTGGGCTTGAGATAGCAATCAGCGTCGATGAATCCCACAGCATCGTAGCCTTGGCTAAATGCGCTGAGAGCTGCTACTGCCCGCGGTGTCGCGCCTGCATCGGCGTGAGTTTTAGGTAGCTTGATGTGGTCTACCGTATCAAGCTTGTCTACCATGGGATGAGGGTTACCATCACTTACCAAGATGTGTCGAATGTTAGCATAGGTCTGAGCCTTTACGCTGCCATGACACCTGCGCAGAGTGGCAGCATCCTCGGCATGATAGGGTGTGATCATAGCAACACGCATCAGAGGCTAAATCCCTTGAAGCTGTCTGAGCCCACGTCCTGCTTGGTACCACCGCTCACATAGCTGCTGAGCTCCACTTCCTGAGGAGCAACCTGCACTTCTCCGCCAGCAATCCATTTCTGCGTCCATGGCAAAGGATTGGTACCTCCCTTGTACTTGCTGGGCAATCCCACGGCAGTCATGCGCTTGTTAGCGATCCATTCCACATAATCGCTGAGCAGCTGATTGTTTAGGCCGATCATGCTGCCATCCTTGAACAGATAATCTGCCCAACGCTTCTCTTGATCCACAGCATCTTCAAACATCTTGATGGCTTCAGCTTGAAGCTCAACTTCAATCTTGGCATAGTCGGGATCATCCTTGGGTAGGATCTTCAGCAGCGTCTGTGTGCTGGCCAAGTGCAGATTCTCGTCACGTGCGATGAACTTGATGATCTTGGCATTGCCTTCCATCTTCTTGACTTCAGCAAACGCCCAGCTGCAGGCAAAGCTCACGTAGAAGCGCACACCTTCGAGGATGTTCACGCTCATCATGCATAACCAGATCAGCTGCTTGTGGCGATAGACATCATAATCGCTGGCATTCACGGCCAGCTTGTTGTTCATGTCTATGAGCTCGTCATAATACTTACTGATATCACCTGCACAGTCAACGATCTCAGCGATGTCCATGAGTTCATCAAAGATCTTGCTGGGATTGCTGTAGACGTTGCGTATGATGTGAGTGTAGCTGCGGCTGTGTATGGTCTCAGAAAACGTCCAAGTGGTGATCCAGTTCTCCAGCTCGGGCAAGCTGCAGATTGGGCCAAAAGCCACGCTGGGTGCGCGACCTTGCACGCTGTCTAGCAGTATCTGTCGCTTGAGATTGCTGGTGAAGATGTGCTGTTCGTGCGCAGTGAGATCCTTGAAGTCCTTGGCATCCTTGAAGATGTCAACCTCAGTGGGCAACCAAAAGAATCCCAGCTGCTTCTCTGTGAGCTTGTCCAGAGTCTTGTACTTCATGGTATCATAGCGCTGGATGCTCACACCGCCGTTGGGATCAAGGAACGCTAGGCTCTTGGTGTGGTCCGATCGGTTAGCAACGTCAAAAACGCTCATGATTGTTTCCTCATCTGTATGTGTTAATTATAGAGCAGGTAGGTTTGGTTGCCAACCTGCTTAGATGGTGCAGCTATCGCAATCAGCTTCGTTGATGGGTGGCAACTCAGACACGTCATCTGAGATCATCTTAGTGACGTTGATCTCACCCTGTCCATCATAGGTGTTGAAGTAATAAAGCTGCTTTCCACCATACTTGTAGAACATCAACAAGTGGCCCAGCATCTCGCTAAGTGGGATCTTATCATCTTGATAATGCTGAGGATTGTAACTCGTATTCACCGATATGCCTTGGTCGATGTACTTCTGTAGCACTGCGCATATCTTGAGATAGCCTTCTGGGCTCTTCTGATCCCAGAGCAGCTCGTACTTGTTCTTTAAGCGGCGAAACTCTGGGACTACCTGCTTGAGCACACCATGCTTGCTTTGCTTGACGCTGATCAAGCTGCGTGGCGGCTCTATGCCGTTGGTAGCATTGGCTATCTGTGCTGAAGTTTCTGCTGGCATCACTGCCATCAGCGTACTGTTGCGAATGCCTACTACCTGCAGATCTTCACGCAGCTCTGCCCAGGGCATGCGCTCAACATGCGGTACCAACTCATCGATGTCACGCTTGCGTGTGTCAATTGGCACGATGCCATTGCCATACTTGGTCTCTTCGCTCTTGGCACAGGCACCCTTGGTACGTGCGAGATCTACGCTGGCCTTGATCAGATAGTAGCTCATGGCCTCCATGTATTCATCTACCAGAGGCAGTGCCGTGGGATCGCTGTAGCTCACGCCATTCTTGGCCAGCCAGTAAGCAAAGTTGATTATGCCAACACCCAGAGGACGGCGGTTCATGGTGCTGAGATATGCTGCCTTCACTGGATAGGTCTGATAATCAAGCAGATTGTCCAGCGCCATCACTGCCAGCTTGCAGGGCTTTTCAAAGTCAGCAGGGCTGCGTATGTTTCCCCAATTGATGGCACTGAGAGTGCAGAGGCTGATCTCGCCTTCTTCGTCATTGAAATCATTCAGAGGTTTG